TGCCCAGTAATTATGCGCATCAAGCACGGCCTGCCCGTAGTCAGGCAAGTCAGAAACGGCGGGATTAGCAGCGTGATATTGGGATAATGCGCAATAAATGTGCCAAGCTGCGTCAACGTGCTTGTCATCTACGGCGCGAATAGGTACAACTTCATTCATCGGTTGGCCCTTCCTCGGCTTGCCACGTAAGCAGATTAGGTGAGTAACCGCGAAGAAACTCCCTCTCTGGCCGATACTTAAGCAGAATTCATTTCAGATAGCAACGCCCTGATTTTGAAACTGTGCAATCCTCAAAAAATGCAGCGCCGTGGTGTGGTGGCGATTCATTACGCGACCGATCGCGGCGATACCCCAGCCTTTGCGCTTAAAGTGCCATGCAACGTCTATACGGGCTTGCTGGACGCGCGGGCAACGGCGATAGTGCTTATCCAGCACGTCATGCCGCGTAAGGCCATGACGCAAGGCTATCAGGCCTATGTCGGCTAGGTTTCTCTCTTTAGGCGTCATTTCGTCACCCGCAATTCCCAATCGGGAAACAACGCCCGAAACAACGCGGCGCGCAACGGAAAGTCCCGAACGATAAAGCCCTTCACGTCTTCGGCAATCAATTGCCCGCGCTCGGAATAACTGAAATCAGGCGTGTATTTTGCCGTATGCCCGTTGTTCATTTTGATCGGGACGCCGTTAATGACAAACTCGAATTTAGGCTGCAAAGTTAATCCTTGGATTATGCCATGCTGTTGCTGCCCATGCAATTCTGTGCACCGAGAAGCTTCGCGCTTGCTATCGTGTAAATGCCCAAAAAGGCAGTGAGTTCGCTTGGCGCGGTATTTGTTCATTGTGCAGCCCTCACCATAGCCGTATATGTCTCTCTGGTTTTAGGCGTCATATCGCTGTATTTCAGCTTGTATTTTGCCAGCGATATAAGAAACGGATCGCCAGTCGGGACTTTTACAACGCGGTCCATATGCGACAATGAAACAACGCCACGCTCGACTTTGACCGGACGGCTTGACCTTATCCGGGCAATGTCTTTCTTGCTATAGGTGACGCCGAACTCGCGTTTGACGTGGGCAATTATCATGCCGTCGTCACTGATGTTTTTCGCCAGTTGCAAGACTAAAGCGCGGGGTGATTGTGCTGTCATGTTTCAACTTTCAATGATTGCAGAATTGCGTTGCCGATGAGTTCGGGTATTTGTGGAACTACGGCGTTTCCGAGGGCAGCAATTCTGTGTGACCGGTTGGGAAGCCCATGAGCCACTCGACCCAACTTGGATTCAGATCCCCAGATGTTTCCGACACTACTTGCGAAAGACTTAGCTGTTTTCCAATTCTGGCTCTCCGCTGCACAAATGGCGAAGATAGATTGCCCCGGCCCCTGTTGTCGCTGGCGTGAGGCTTTGGCCAAAGCCTCACAAATCGGTCTAGTGTCATTTGCGACTTTCCGGCCAATACCATTGCTAGGGTGTGGGGCGACTTTCCGGCTTCGTTCTTTAGTGGGGTAGGAAACAATCCAGACACGTTCTCTGCGATGGGAAGCGCCCAAGGCTGACGCCGGTATGTTTTCCCATTCTGCATCATACCCGATGGAGGCCAAGTCTCCGAGTATTCTGCCAAACCATCCGCCTCGTTTTTCGCTTGGGCCAACAAGCAGGTTTGCGACGTTCTCCAAGATGATGAGTTTGGGTCGTATGTCGCTAGCAAGTCGCAAGACCTCGGTGTAAAGACCGCTTCGTGTTCCTTCGCCAACCCCGGCTTTTCTTCCAGCAAGGCTAATGTCTTGGCATGGGAATCCGCCACAAATAACGTCAACGGCAATTCCATCGGCAGCAAGTCGCTCTGCGGTGAGTGTTCTAACATCGTCATATTGGGGGATGGACGGCCAGTGTTTGGCAAGGACTTTTCGGGGGAAGGCTTCGATTTCGCAGAAGGCAACCGTTTCGAATCCGTCATATTCAGCACCTTCTAATGTTGCACGTTCTAGGCCAAGGGAGAAACCACCTATACCACTGAAAAGGTCGAGCACCTTAAGTTTCATATCAGCCCCTCATTCGCCTTCAAATACCGCGTCATCCGTTCCGCGCTGAATTGCGCAAAGCGGCGGCGACGGCTTTCAGGATCGGGCCGTAGTGTGTCCGCAAGGGTCAACGGGCGGTGTATTAGGGGTAGGGAGCGCCATTCGGCTAGGGGGTCTTTCATGACGCCAACTCAAACATATCGCCGGTTGATTTTTCAGCTTCCTGCAAATTGCGGTCAGCCTGCATTGCATATTCTGGCTTCAGTTCAAATCCAAGATATTTGCGGCGCATCTTGATGGCCTCATAACCAGTGCTGCCAATTCCATTAAAGGGGTCCATAACCACGTCGCCCGGCTTTGTGTAAAGCTTCAAGCATCGCTTAATTGTATCAAGCTGGAGCGGGCATACATGGCGCTCGTCGCCCGCGCCCTTCATGCGGTTAAGCACGTTGCCCTGCTGAATATCCATCCATACTGGCGATGCAATTTTCTGCCAATCGTAAACATCAAATTTCGCATATTCGATCAATTCAGAAAGAACATCATCCGGCGGGATATAACCAACCAACCCTTGCCGTTGCATGTATTCGAGATTTTCACGAGCAATTTTCAAAGCGGTCTTTTCATCGGTTGGTGCGGCGTGGCTAACAGGCTCTAAATTTTCACCATCCTTACGAAAGAATAGCATGTAGTCGGGCATCCCGACGCGGTTCATAACGCTGTCTTTGCGGATCTGTTTGTAAAGCAATCCTAGCGCCTTTGTGCGCTGCATTTCGACTACAGGGTCTTTCCAGATAGTAGCGCGGCCATGATAAATCAGGCCCGCTTCTTGATGCGCCTTTACAAGGTCACCGCTGAAATCTTGCAAGCCAATCGCTCCATGCTTGCCCTTACGCATTGGCAAGTCAGTGCAATGAACACAAACCATCCGCCCTGTGCGCATCACGCGGGTTAGGGCCTGTGCGAAAAACTTGTATTGTTCAAGAAACTTTGCACCTTCGCCAGCGTTACCAATATCCCGTTCACTATCGCTATAAACGAACAAGTCACCAAACGGTGGACTAAAGATTGCGCAATCCACGCTTTCGGCTGGCATCGCGGCCATGCCCTCGACGCAATCGGAATTGTGAACGGCCCATCCGTTGCCTTGATATTCTGGTTGTTTCATCTTAGGCTACCTTTTCCTGAATCCATTCGGGGAACGCAAGGTCAATCGGACGATCATATTTCACTCTGGTTTCCGATTGGCTTTGCGCCTTACTCATTGCATCCGCCATGCGGCGCTTCATTTCTTCGTGATTGCGGGACTTCATATTTACGGTATCCCAAACCGTATTCTCTGTGTCTGATATGACGATATCATTGCGCACCCGCTCGGTTTGCCCGAACCTATGCGACCGGCGCGCCGCCTGATAATGCTGCTCGTATGAGAACGATATGCTGGCAAAAACAGCATGGGCGCAATGTTGCCAATTGACGCCAAACCCAGCCAATTTCGGCTTGCAGACAATGGCGCGATATTGACCATCGGCAAAGCCTAGCAATCGGCGCTCTTTTTCATCAGCGTCAAGCGCCCCATGCACTTCGATTGCGCCGTCAACCATCTTTGTCAGCAATGCGCTTTCGTCATTGGTTTCGCACCATACAGTCACCGGCTTATCGTGATTTGCCAGCGACGCGGCCAATTCGCATCGGTCAACAATCGTAACTCGCTTTTCTTTGTGAAACGACGTTGCAGACATTTCAGGGATGGCAAACAACATGCCATCATCCGGGTTTATGGTTATGTCCCTGCGCACCATGTGAATTTTGCGGTCAATCTCTGGCAAGATATAACCAGTATCATCGCCGCCAAGGTCGCTAGGCAATGTTGCGCATCGGCTCCAGCTTGCAACCCACTGCCAGAAATCATCAATAGCGTGCCCCTTCAATCGCCAATCCTGTGAAGCGGTTGACGTGTCATTAATAAACCACTTTGAGAGCATTTCCTGTTGCCGCATGACGCCCATAAATTCGGCATGGTTGCCTAATTCAGTATGGTCATTCGGGCTAGGCGTCGCGGTGGCAGCAAGTCGATATTCGGTATCTCGAAAAGCATCCGTTAGCCGCGTTCTTGTTTGCCCTGCAAAGCTTTTTAGGATACTGCTTTCATCCAATACGATTGAGCCAAAACATGATGGATCAAGCTTTTGCAATCTCTCATAGTTAGCAACCATAACGCCTTTACCGACTTCCGATTGTTCACGTATCTGGCGCGCATCGATATTGAATTTATGGCCTTCACGAACCATCTGGGCCGCAACAGCAAGGGGTGTTAAGATAAGCGACGGCTTGCCAGTTTCATCGGCGCATTGCTTCGCAAACTCTAATTCGCAAAGGCTCTTGCCTAAGCCGGTTTCCAAAAACAACGCAGCGCGGCCTTTGTTCAAAGCGTAGTCCACAGCCACCTTTTGATGATGCTTCATTACAGTCGGCATCGGCTTAGGTTCAAAACCCCACCGCATTGCAGTGCTAGCCTTAGCGGCAATATATGCGCGGTACTCGTCTAGGTTGACCATCACTTGCGCACCAACACAGCGCCGGTCAACAGGCCGGATGAAAAGCACAGTAGTGCGGTTAGGATGAATTGCGGGTCTGGCATGCTAGCCTCCTATGGGGATGTAAATTGCGATGAACAGATCGCGGTCGATAATGCGCGCGTTGCCATGTCCAGACTTGCGGCGTTCAATCATCGCGGGGATTAAAAATGCAGCGAAGGGAATTTTGCGACCCGCCTCCGCTGCTAGGTTGCCGTCAGTCGGGGATGGATGACTAACGGTCATGGCTTGTTGCCGCATTCATGGCCTCTTTGTATTTCTCCCAGTCGGCAAACATTCGGTCAGTTATACCGTCTTTGCGCTGCAACATGGCACAAGGGCCATTATCTAATCCGTCCGGGCTTTCCGGTATAAGCAGATCGAGAATAACCTTGCCGGGATGCTTTTTCTCATTACACAGATCGTAACCGTAAAGGGTGTGGGCATCGTCGACTGGGCATCCATCTTTCCAATGAACGCAATGGTCGCAATTTTTCAGCGCCCACATTTCAAATTCAGTCATGTTGGCAAAGTGACCCATTACGCGCGCTCCTGCTCAATTGCAGTCATCGCAGCTTCCATCTTACCGATAACAGGCAATGTGGGCGGCGTCCGCTCGTTAGTGAAGCGATAGGCGATTGTGCGAGACAAATCAGCCTTTACGCATAAATCTGAAAGTCGGACCCTTGCATCAAAAGCCCGTTTTTCCAGCGTTTCCATGAGTGTTTTTCTATCCATACGCGCTCTTATATAGATAAATAGCCTGTGCGCAAGTGTATTATTTTTAGATAATGCAAATTATTTTGTGCGATTTTGCTTGACGCCCATATTTACCGCGCTTAGTGAGGGGGTAACAAAAAAGGAACTGACAATGCTCATTCACGACAAACACGAAGGCAACCTAACCAACGCGGTAGCTTACACACCATCGCCTAAACGTGGCGAATTTCTTGAAAGTGCAAATTGGTTGCAGCTCCAAGTTGAACTGCGCGAAGTCGAAAAGTTGGTTGGTAAATTCACTTGCGTTTATACAGGCAAAAACGCCGCAAAATATGATGGCTTTGATGCACCGCATAGGGCAAAATATCGATCGGAGCGCAACTATATTGCCGCGCTAATTGATAGGCGTTTCCCTGCCGATGTTGCTGACATTGCGGCTGTGTTGGAGTGCGTGGCATGAGCGAGATCGGTACTCTTTTTGGCCACCGGCTTGATGAAATCGTGCGTGAACGCGGCGGCTGGAAAGTCGATGCTGTTGCTCACACAGTCGAAGTTTTGGGCAAGGGTGAAGACCCTCAAATACTGGTGCAAGGTGAAATTCCTAGCGGTTTTCGCAAAGACGGTAGCCCTCAATTTCCGCGCAAAAAGGCCAAGGTCTTTAAGGCTGTTATTCTGCTTTCAGAATATCGCGCAGCAATCGCCAAGGCGGTGAAACCATGAGCGGCATTGTGGAACAGTTGCGCGTCAGCACTTGGACCGGCTCTAGGCGGGCGGCAACAGCATACAAAGCCGCAAATACCATTGAGGACTTGCTGGCTGCTTTGGAGCGCGCGCGTGGAAGCGTGAAGTGTGCGATTAGTCATCAGGACGTTGGGACAATGGGCAGGCGAACTGACGAAAGTGTTTTGGCGCAAATAGACGCTGCAATGGCCAAGGCAAAAGGTGGTGGCGCATGACAATTATTTGCACACTAGCAGCGTTCGTTTTGCTCGGCTGCGGTATTTACGCGGCTGTTTGCCAGCTTTGCATAGGAGGTGGCAATGACACTTGAAGAACACGCCCGCCAAATGTCGATAATGCTCTGTGGCGTTCTGCCCGGTGCTGGTTCCGAATGGTTACGCAAGATTGGCGATGAATACTACGTCTGCCCTGTTTTGGCCGGTGCTGAATTGCAGCGTCAACGGACAGATGCGCGCATCACGAAACGCCTTTTGATTAAGGCCAACAGAGAACGTGCTGAAAACGGCTCCTACGGTTCGCCAGAGGGCGTCCAATCATATGCAATGCAGGATGCCGATGAATTTGCCAACGTTCATAGTGGGGAGTATTGAGATGGTTAATCTAAAATCATGTCCCTTTTGCGGGGGCAAGGCATCCGACGCCGGACACTGCAAATATAACCGGCCTTTAACTAATACATGGTGGTCTGACGGGTCACCTGTCACCGAACATTTCTCTGTAAATTGCGTCAAATGCGGCGCGACTTCTGGGTCTGGGATTTGTAGCGGTTATCAAACAAAAGCCGAGGCAATAGCAGCGTGGAACACCCGCAAGGTGCATCCATGAACACCACTGAACAGCTTAGGTCTGCGAAGGCGCTTATTGAGGGTACGCCATTCAGTATTGAGGAATGTATCGCGCTAGGTCTTTCTGGCGATAACAAAGCGGCGGAGGATGCTCGGTTGGCAATATCATCCTATTGTACCCGCCTTTTGTTGAAAGCTTTTGCCGACGCCGAACAATCGGAGGTGCAAGATGCCTAGCTACAACGCAATTAAAGAGCTCGATATTGTTGCCATGACGCTGCGCAAAGCTGGCTTCGAGCCAATCATTGTTGACGGCAAGCTTATGGCACTTGAAGCCAGTGGTCTGCGCATTGCGCCCGAAAAGGGCGGGCCGTTGCAAGTTTGGGAAAGCGACGAGTCCGATGCCTAGCGCCACCCGCACAGAACTTGCCTGTCTGAAATCCGCAAGCCGATCCGCCCGCGCCCATGCCGAGCGATACCTTGCTGCATTGCCACACCGCGACCGGCTGCAAAGCGAATGGAACGATACCAATTTTAACGCAGCGCATGATTTTAGATTGCGTTGGATTGAAGGGAAAGCAACATGACTGAACAGTTTGTCGAATACAAGCCGCCCGCAGATGGTGTTGCGCCCAGGGGCTGGCGGGTGGGGATGGATTGGGTATGCGGCACTCCCGATATGCCTTTAGATCATTATCGCAAATTTGGCAGTAAACCGAATTGGGCTTCATATACGATATACCGCGTCCCCCCCGCCGCATTACACTATCCCATAGCCCCCAACGAAGGCGAATGGGGCGCTGATATTGCTGTGAACGGTAGGCCGGAGTGCTTGCCAGATGGGCAGGTATGTGCAGTGTTTGACGAACGGTGGGATGGATTAGAAGCACACCCCATTGTGGGCAGTTGGTATTGGCCAACAGTAACCAAAATCCGCCTACCCGCCAACCATCCGTATTATGCGGACAATGCCGAATATGGCCGCGTAATACCGATAATCAGGAGCAACTAAAATGACTTTACCCGCCATTCCCAAAGACCGCGATTGGTCACCCGAAACATGGCGCGCAGGGCTTGATGAAGCTGTTAGGCGGGATGTTTCAAACCAATATGATTCATGGCAAACCTATGCGTCTGTTTACAACGCCGCAGGCTCGCATTTCGCCGTCATCGCACACGCAACCACACTCCTAGACGCTGGCATTGTTAAGCCGGTGGTTGGTGAAGGGGCTGCTTTGTGGGACGCTGCTACAATGGCCTGGCGTGAAGCTAATGATGACGCCGCAATCGCAGTGATCGACGCCGCTCTTGCTAAAGCGAGGCTGGTGCTATGAAACCGGCTGACGTTGAACAATTCATGCAACACAATGACATTGTGCAGCTAACCGCGCCCGCAACAGAAAGCGCAACGGGCGTCCTGATTAACACAGACTATTCAGCCGTGCTGGTTGGTGGACGTTGGCTGCACGGTGCAACCATTGCGGATATATTGGAGCAAATATAATGGCTTATGCCGAAAAAACATCAATCTCATTTGAACGGTCAATTGGCGAAATTATTGGCATGGTGCGGGGCAAAGGTGCAAGCCAAATTGCGCAGATGGATCAAGGCAACTTGTTTGTTTTGGCCTTCGATCTCGATGGAAGGCAAATTCGTTTTTCTATCCCGTTGCTAGTCATGGCGGATATGCCGCTTAAAGATGGCCGGAATTCGACTATACCACCATCTCGCCGGGTTGAAATGGCGGAGCAAGCCCGCCGTCAAAAAGGCCGCGCCTTGATGCTTGTCATAAAGGCCAAGCTGGAAAGCATCGAAAGCAAAGTTGAAACATTAGAGGAAGCATTCCTTGCCAACGTCGTTCTTGCTGACAATCGGACAGTTTACGAACGGACTCACGATATTATCGCGATTGAATATGAAACCGGCAAGGTTCAGCCACTAATGTTAGGAGCGCCGTCATGACATCGACAATTGGCGACAACGGCGGGCCACCTATCGACCCCATACCGGCGCTGCAAACAATGCTTGCGGACCTAGTAACGGATATTGACGGCCTGACAGCCGTCACAGACGACGCACAGTGCGAACAGGCACGTTCGCTGCTAGGACAGGCCAAGGATGCCGCCAAGGCCGTTAAAGAGGCCAAGGAGAGCGAAATGCGCCCGCACCTAGATGCTAACAAAGCGTTTGATGAAGCCTATCGCCCGCTGCTAACGGCTTGCGACAAATTGACCGAACGAATTGACGCGCTTTTGACGCCGTATCTGAAAGCCGAAAAGGACAAGGCGGATGCACTGGCAAAGGCCAAGCTGGTTGAGGCGCAGGAACTTGCGGACAAAGCCAAAGCCATGCTTGCCAGCGATGATATGCAAACCGTTATTGATGCGGAGTTGTTTATCGAAGAGGCCAAACACTCAACACAAGTTGCCAACAAGATCGGCAAACGGGCCAAGGGCTTTCGCACATATTATGTTGCGGACGTTACCGATTATCTGGCGCTCGGCAAGTGGGCGTGGCAGCACCGGAATGAGGAATATAAAGCGTTCCTTATAACGCTTGCGGATAGCTGCGCACGGTCGCCAGCCGATAGGGCTACAGGCGTTCCCGGCGTTGCGTTTATTGAAAAGGAGAAAGTGCTGTGATTTCCGAAAGTGACCTACGCAACATCCTGCGCCATAAATGTGAAGCGGTGGGTAGCGTTACTGAATTTGCGCGACGCAATGCTATCAGCCAAAGCTTCCTAAACAAAATGATTCGTGGGGAAACTCCTGTTACGGCTAAGGTTGCCAAGATTGCAGGATATGAAAGAAAAGTAGTATTTACCGCTTGCAAAGGCACAAAAGATAGCGCATAAAATGACGGACGACGCGGAGAGAGAGCAACGCGCCGCCCTAGCCCCTGATAGCATGTCGGCGTGGCAATTCAACCCTGCTCTATGGAATTAACAATGAGTAAGGCTTCGTTAGAAAAAAGCAGATACAAGCGAGTTTTACAGCGTTCTTTTCGCCGCCACGCTATCGCCTTATGTAAGGCCAACGGCATGGATATGCCTAATGCACCAAAGACAGTAGACCTTATTGGTATGGGCCTAGGATTTTTGGGACTTGCAAAGTCTGCTAATAAAACCGAAAATATGCTTTTAATTGTTGAGGCTGTTTCAAAGCAAAAGATAGTCAAGCCAATTAGTCGTAAAAAGCCAGTCCGTGTGGTTGGTGATTTTTATCTCTCAAGAGAGTGGCGCGAATTGCGTTACGAAGCTTTGGTCAAAAACAACGGGAAGTGCGAATGTTGCGGGGCTGGAAAGCATACAGGCGCAGTGCTGCATGTTGACCATATTTACCCTCGTTCTTTGTTTCCCGATAAAGAGCTTGATTTAGACAATCTGCAAATTCTTTGCAGCGAGTGCAATATGGGAAAGTCAAATAAAGATTTTACCGACTGGCGGCATTCTGAAATTTAAGGACAATGATAATGGCAGAGACGAAAACACTTTACAGCGAAAGGAAAAAGTAAAATGGCGATTATGGCAGCAGACAGCGGCGGGGGTGATTTTAAGCGCCCAACTCCCGGAAACCACATAGCGATTTGCACGTTAATTGTCGATCTTGGCAAGCAACACAATCGTTCGGCACAATTTGGCGACAGCATCAAGCATCAAATTTATGTGCGTTGGGAATTAACCGACGAGCCGCTTGATTGGGAAGACCGCGACACAGGCGAAAAGAAAACTGGCTTTATGTCGGTTGGCAAGTTTTACACCGTGTCTTTGCATGAAAAAGCAAACTTGCGGCGTGACTTGGAGAGCTGGCGTGGTCTCAAATTCACAGAAGAACAGGCAAAGGGCTTTGATGTCGCCAAACTTCTAGGCGCAGCGTGTATGCTAAATATTGTCGATAATGTTGGCACAGATGGCAACACGCGGTCAAAAGTTTCGGCTATTGCGCCTCTGCATAAATCCATCCCGAAGCCAACACCGACAGAGCCTCTTGTGATTTTTGATGACGAGCACAAAGGTGTTTATCCATCATTGCCGGAATGGCTGCGAAAGAAAATCGACGAGCAAGTCGGTGACAATGCTGTTGCTGAAATTGCCGCTGACGATCCCGATGCATGGCGTAGCGATCCACTCGATGACGATGTGCCGTTCTAACACTCAATTTACTAACCCGCGCGTCATGCGCACCTGACCGGGCAGGGTCCTAATACCCGGGGAGTTTTGATTGTGGGCGCTCTAGTCAACCATAAACGCATGAAGCCCAAGCCTGCCAAGCAACAGGCGCATATGGCACGGGTAGCAAGCCTGCCCTGCCTAGTCTGTGGCGCGCAAGCAACCGTGCATCACGTCACGGCCTCTGCGCACGTTATAGGCCGGTTGCCGCGTTCGGATGAACTGGTAGTGCCGTTATGCCCGATGCATCACCAAAAGGTGCACGACCCGAAAGCCAACGACCCTGTTAGCGTTGAAGGGCTTAACCATCGCGGTTTTTATGAAAAGCATGGCGTTGACTTGCTGGCAGCGGCTGAATTTTTGCGGTTGGAATCCGTGCATGAAGGGATTTTGTGATGGAGTTTAATGCTTTTGTTTGTGGGCTTTGCCTCGCTAGTTCTTTCCACCACGCCGTTGACGGCAGCAAACTGTCAGCAATCGTCTGTTTGTTTTTGGCCGCGCTCAACGCCTTATTCTGGGCTGTCATCCTATGACAAACGACAACGCGCCTGATTATGTCTGCATTGCTTGCAGTTCCAAAGTTGGTTTCGGACCTGCGTATAAACCGGACGGCACAGAAGTTCGGGCAATGGCCGAAAGCGAAAAGCAAGCGGCGCTGACGGCGATGGGATGGCGGGTGCATGGGGATAGTTGGCTGTGCGCTGCGCATCCGGTTGCGGAGTCTGTATGAAGCCCGAATAAAAACACGGCGGGCCGGATAATCTGCGAAAGTATAGGCTGGCGTGTATAACGTGCAACCAGCTTAAAGCCGACATGCCAGAAAAGGCGTTCATTGCCGAATTGGAAAGAGAGGGTATTCGTGACTGAAACAATTCGCCTCCTAAGCCCCAGACAACGCGACACAGCGCATAGGGCAATAGACGCGGCCCCAGACGGGCATGTGGTCAAGATTGGCGAAGAGACGCGGCGGGATGCGCAGAACAGGCTTCTCCATGCCGTGCTTGGCGATGTTCGTAAGCAGATACCGGATATGCAGCAATACACGATTGAACAAATCAAGCTGCGATTCATGGACGCCTTTTCAAGTGAGGTCGCGCACTTGCCTAAACTTGAAGGCGCGGGTTTCTTTCCGGTAGGACAACGGACGTCCACGCT